ACATTTCCAGTGATTAGTACCTTATATTTATATAATATTTACAAATCAGAAATCCCATGAAAAGAGAACAATAAAAATATATAATTTACTATATATACATGTTCGAAAGTAAAAATTTATATTATTATGTTTTTGCATTTAGTGTAATTGCAATATCTGGATATTTTGCAAAAAAGTTTAAAAGTAAATTTGAAGACAATAATGACGAATATGAACTTATAAAAAAGTATTTGTTAAACGATTCCCCTTTATATGGATATAACAAACCCAAAATATGGATACACACCAAATATGAAACAAATGCACGAAAATGGAAGAGTTTTTATTCGCGAACGTCCACCGATTTGAATGAACCCTATATTCATTTGACAATAAAAACAATCATTAATCATTGTAGTAATGATTTCAACGTATGTTTAATAGACGATGATACCTTTAGTAAATTGATTCCTTCATGGGATATTGAAATTTCTCAAGTGGCAGAACCCATGAAACATCACCTTCGTGAACTCGGATTGTTACAATTGGTTTATTATTATGGAGGTATGGTGGTTCCCAATTCATTTGTATGTTTACGAAATATGAAATCCCTCTATGATGAAGGAACTCAAGGAAATAAACCATTTGTATGTGAAAATATAAACCGCACACTTGACATTGCCAATAAAACAAACAATTTGTTGTTTGTTCCCGATTTGATTTTTTTCGGAGCGCCCAAAAATAACGAAACCCTCAAATCCCTCATTGAATATTTGAAAAAGAAAAATCGAACCCCCCATTTTTCCAGCGAATCCGATTTCTTGGGGGATAGTGCCCATTGGTGTTTGACCGCCATTATGCGCCATGAAATGACACTCATTGGTGGAGAATTAATTGGTGTAAAAACACAAAAACGAAAAGCCATTTTGTTGGACGATTTGATGGAAGAGAACTTTTTAGATTTGAACAAAAGTATTTATGGCATTTACATTCCCAATGAAGAATTGTTGAGAAGACATAAATACAAATGGTTTGCAGTGATCAATGAACCCATGTTGATGAACTCTTCTAGCATTATATGTAAATATTTGAAAGCATCGATTGTGGACACTACAAGTGAATATAGTAGTCCATCCTCTCAAATACGCAGTGTAGTTTCATTATAGACGCTATTAACCAAGTCTTCAATATTATATTATGTTTTACTACAAAAATAATATAATATGCCAACTAAACATTTGTAATTCGATTATGCTTTTGGTGCTTGTGGTGGTGCTTCCACTAATGCAGGTGTTAAAGACCCGCTTCCGCCACGAACCTTCTTTGACTTGCGCTGGCTTCGACTTCCCTTTTTCACATACCCGAATTTACCCTTTTTGGCAAAATAACCGTATTTTTCTAAACGCTTCTCTTTTTTCGCAGTTCTGTGTTTTTTGAGAGACACAATACGGTTCCACTTGTTCATCATCAAATCAGAACGAACAAGTTCTCCTTCGGTTTTGTACGCAGTTCCATTCCATACTTGGATTCTTGAACCGAACAATTCCTTGTATTTTTTTCCGTGAATATGATAATATCCATCAGAACTTCGCGAAGGTCGTTTTGTCATTTTCTAATATAATATACTATAGTATATTATTTTTGTACATTCATAAAAAAGAAGAGTTAAAAATTTTGTGCGAAAGGAATAAGAGTCACCAATAAAATTTCATCTGGTATAAAAACGGGATCAATAACTGTTATTGCAGTATCGTATGGTATATCTGTAGTCGATTTGTTCAATGTTATGATTGTTTGTTGTCCTAAATAATCCGTCGCACTAATAGAAATATTATATTCAGTAGATGGTTCTAAACCATTAATAATATAGCGATTTGTATTTTTAAAAGTTTCATTTTTCACAACACTATTTGTAGATATTTTTGTAACACTTAATGTATATTTTGTATATGAATTTGTATTTGCATTAAAATAGAGTTCAATACTATTTGCATATGCTTTTATACCTTGTAAATTCTTAATATTGGGTGGATTCAATATATTTATGTTGGATGCATATTTCTGCGTATTTTGACTATAATGAGAATATCGTTGTTTATTTGTAAAACTGCTGTCGTTTGTGCTGCTTTTACCTCCAGTAGCAGTATTTGTAGGTTTTAATTCAGACCACTTTTTCGTTAATACTCGACATGGTTTTCGACTTCCAATAATAGTTTGACACATAAAAGGATATATTTTATTGGGGTCAGAGGTAGTGTCGCGATTTTGTATGTTTCGTGAGGATGATTGTGAAGAAGGTGTTTGTAATCTTAAAGGCATCCACATATTACTCATAATGGAAATATACACTATATATTATACAAACATATAACCGCATAATCCCCATAAATCAAAAAATTGAAATTGATTTATGAAAGTCAATTAAAACTAACTTGTGGTCTTATTCAAAATGTCAATTAACACCTCTACTCAAGATTTGGCTCAACAATACCAACAGAAAACCGATAAACAACATATATTGGATAATCCCGATACATACATTGGTTCTGTGGAACAAATTGATACCGAATTGTGGGTGCACGACAATGAACAAAACAAAATTATATTAAAAGCAATCGATTATATTCCAGGTTTGTATAAACTCTTTGATGAAGGCATTGTGAATTGCCGTGACCATGTTATCCGTATGATTCAATCTCCATTGACCGATAAAAAATGCGTCTCCTACATCAATATTAGTATTGACGAATCATCCGGCATGATTACCATGGAAAATGACGGAAACGGTATTGATGTGGCGAAACATCCGGAATATAACATTTGGATTCCCGAAATGATATTTGGTCATTTGCGCACATCTACCAATTACAACAAAGACGAAAAACGCATTGTGGGTGGTAAAAACGGATTCGGTTTCAAACTGGTATTAATATGGTCAACTTATGGTAGAGTGGAAACGGTGGATCACATTCGCGGTCTCAAATATGTTCAAGAATTTCGTGACAATCTAAATGAAATGAGTGAGCCTGTGATTAGCAAAGTGAAATCGACTAAACCCTATACGAAAGTCTCCTTCATTCCCGATTACAAAAGATTGGGTATTAGTGGGTTGACGCCTACCATGTTAAGTCTGTTGAAAAAGCGTGTCTATGACATTGGTGCAGTCACTGACCAAAGCACCAAAAAAATAAAAATTTCACTCAATGACCAACAAATCCCCATCAAAAATTTCCAACAATATATTGATTATTATATTGGAACCAAGGACGAAAACAAACGCATTTACGAAGAAGGAAATGAACGCTGGGAATATTGTGTGGCACTTTCGCCTACCCATGAATTCATACAAATCTCGTTTGTAAATGGGATTGCCACATTCAAAGGCGGTAAACACGTGGATTATATTATGGGACAAATTACCCGCAAACTATGCGACTACATTGAGAAAAAGAAGAAAATCCGCGTCAATCCCAATTCCATTAAAGAACAATTGATTTTATTCTTACGATGCGACATTGAAAACCCAGCGTTTGACAGTCAAACCAAGGATTGTATGAATACACCCTCCAACAAATTCGGGTCTTCATGCACAGTGTCCGATGGGTTCATTGAAAAAGTCGCCAAAATGGGAGTCATGGATTTGGCGTGTTCCATTACAGAAGCCAAAGAGTCCAAACTCGCCAAACGCACAGATGGGGTCAAAAGCAAAAATATAAGAGGCATTCCCAAATTGATTGATGCCAATTGGGCAGGTACCGATAAATCGAATCAATGTATGATTATATTTTGCGAAGGAGATTCCGCGAAAGCAGGTATTGTATCAGGCTTGTCCTCGAGCGACAGAAATATTATTGGCGTCTATCCCATGAAAGGAAAACTCCTCAATGTCCGCGGGGAACAAGTGAAAAAGATTGCGGAAAACAAAGAAATTGCAGAAATAAAGAAAATCTTAGGGTTGGAAACGGGCAAAGAATACAAAACTGCCGAAGACGTTGCGAAATCATTGCGGTACGGTAAAGTGATGATCATGTGTGATCAAGATGTGGATGGGTCTCACATTAAAGGATTATGTATAAATCTGTTTCAATCCGAATGGAATTCGCTTTCGAAAATCCCTGGGTTCATAGGCTTTATGAATACACCTATATTGAAAGCGCGCAAAGGCCAACAAGAATTGCGTTTCTATAACGATGGCGAATACGAAGAATGGAAACGTCAAACGCCCAATCCACAAAGTTGGAAAATCAAATATTATAAGGGTTTGGGTACAAGTACCGGCAAAGAATTCCGCGAATATTTCCAGGAAAAGAAAATCGTCGAATTTGCATATAATTCCGAAACCAGCGACAATGCCATTGATATGGTATTCAATAAAAAACGCGCAGATGACCGCAAGGGATGGTTGGGTGATTACAACCGCGAAAGTTATTTGGATACAAGTAAATGTCATGTGAGTTATGAGGATTTTATTCACAAAGAATTGATTCATTTCTCGAAATACGATTGTGACCGCAGTATACCGAATGTGATGGACGGATTGAAAATCAGTTTGCGTAAAATATTATATTCAGCGTTTAAAAAGAATTTGAATACCGAAATAAAGGTTGCACAATTCAGTGGTTATGTATCGGAACATTCAGGGTATCATCATGGCGAAGCCTCGTTGAATGCCGCAATTGTAGGTATGGCGCAAAATTTCGTGGGGTCCAACAATATTAATTTGTTTCAGCCCAATGGGCAATTCGGCACACGATTGCAGGGAGGCAAAGACAGTGCATCCGAAAGATATATCTTTACACAATTGTCGAAAATCACGCGGTGTATATTTCCCGAAATGGACGATAAAATCCTGAAATATTTGAATGATGACGGTTTAATGGTGGAACCCCTGTATTATGCACCAATATTACCTATGGTATTGGTAAATGGTTCAAAAGGGATTGGTACTGGATTCAGTACAGAAATATTATGTTACAATCCCCTTGAAATAATTTGTTATTTGAAAAACAAAGTGAACCCGAATCCGAACCCAAGTCCAAGCCCCGAAACTTCGACCCCCCAATTCATACCTTATTATGAAGGGTTCACTGGAACAATAGTCCGCATTGGCGATGCGAAATTCTTGGTGAAAGGGAAATACGAGAAGGTGGGCGTCGATAAAATTCGTATTACAGAATTGCCGGTAGGTCAATGGACAGATGATTTCAAAGAATACATTGAATCTCTTACCGAAACCACAGATAAGAATGGGAAGAAAGTCATTCCAATTGTGAAGGATTACGATGATATGAGTAAAGATACAACAGTCGATTTTGTGATTACTCTTCACAAGGGGAAATTGGAAGAATTGGAATCATCTGCCTTAGAAAATGATTGCAATGGCCTGGAAAAACAATTCCGCTTATTTAGTACATTGTCCACTACAAATATGCATTTGTTTGATGCCCATGACAAATTGAAGAAATATGCCAATGTGGTAGATATTATTGAAGATTATTATGAAACCCGTATTATACTCTATCAAACACGCAAAGATTATATGATGGATATGTTGTCACGCGAATTGTTGGTATTGTCCAATAAGACGCGGTATATTAAAGAAAATTTGGAAGGCACCATTGATTTGCGTCGTAAATCGAGAGAAGTTGTCAACCAAATGTTATCAGAGAAACAATATGCGATGATCAACGACGACAGCGATTACAAGTATTTGACCGAACTTCCAATGAATTCCGTAACAGAAGAAAAGGTAGAGCAATTGGAAAAACAACATGAATCCAAGAAAAATGAACTGGAAGAATTGCGAAAAACAACAATACAGCAAATGTGGTTTAGGGAATTGGAACTATTGGAAAATGAATACATAAAATATAAAAATGAATTCACTGAAAACGTGTCAAAATCGATTCCTGTCAAATCAAAACCCAATGCAAACCCCCAGCGAAAATCCGCATCATCATCCCTATTTGTAATTCCACCTGGCGGGGATGTTAAGAAATCAAAGAAACCCAAACAATCTGCATTGGCAGGGGGTAATAAATTATAAAATGATATATAGTAGTAGGTATTAACCCTTTCTCAATACAATAATTAGTCTTTGAAAAATAAAACACAATATAATATATTTTTTATTGTAAATATATTATATAACACATAACACCCCATGTCTGCCAATAAACCCATTTGTTGTGGAATCAACTTTGAAGGTGGTAAAATCATAAAACATGTGTTGCAATCCAAACACTGTGTGGCCTATGCAAATGTGCAAATTGCAATGGATGCGCCATATCACGGAAGAGTGGCGGATGAAAAACTCCGTAACAAAGGACGCAGCGAACAACAATTTCCCCCCAAATATGGATATTCCGATGTATTGGTTCAATGCAAATTATATAAAATCATACAACATATTCAACACAAATATCCCAATACTAAAATTGTCATGCAAGTTGCACGCGGACGGTCGGGACTATCCATGTACGATGAAGTATTACGTCCTGTTCTTTTTCCATTGGGGTTGGTAAATGGCGAAGGCGCACCCCTTGCAAAGAAATTCAAAATACTATATGGATATCGTTCCACCGATTATTACAAGGGTTCGCGTGCAAAATCCGATTTTGTATTTGTCAACATAGGAATGTTTGCAGTATTGACAAATGCCAATCATGTAAAAGTGGGCGAAATATGCAATCCAATGACAAGTTATGATGTTATAGATAGTGATATGAATATTAGTGGCAAACGCGTATTTAGCGACAACAAAAATGTATTGAATTCTTTTCATGACATTCCGAAAATAACCCTATGTGGAATTGCAGATGATATGCCATTTATTACCCCCGAAATATATCCAAAACAAAAAATAAATTGGTTGTTGCGCACAATATGTGTATAATTCAACTGTAAATAGCCGATATTATTCGACTCCCTTCTTTGCGTGCATAATCGCTTTTGTCATAATCTAGTGTAGAAAAACATCGTATTAAAAATCGGTCAGTGCCATCATATTTGGGACTATAAGAAGAACGCCCATGCACAGCACGGCGATTATCAATCAATATAATATCTCCAGGCTCCAACGAATATTCCACACGATTTTTATAATAGATGTTACAAATATCTTGAATAAGCGTGTTTGCTCGTTGGGTGGTGCCGCTCATCAAATCTTGGTCAAACAACAAAAACGGATCGGACTCACTTCCGTATATAATGGGCAAAGGCCCGCGAACATTTCCGTCAATAAATTCGGAATTATGTAGTTTAAAAGAGAGGTCCACCCCCGTTTTCCATAAGGGTATACTAAGCATTTTGCGTTCAAAGGAAGTTACATTGTCCAATATAGTATGGACGGGCAATACATATGTGTATGCATTGGGGTCACCTCTCAAACAAGCCAATGACAAAATATCGGGTCTCAATTGTGAAAAGGCTTGTTCGGTATGTATTTCCAATTCGACGTTGCTGCTTAAACTGGTTTGTTGTGTTTCCATAGATTGTATAGGAACAACATCTTGGAAAATGCGACCGTCTCCTTCGGCTTCATAGGCAATCATTTCACTTATTACCATTAATAAGATGCATTGAACACGGGCAAGCGTCGTGGTTTCTCCGATTTTGTTGCAGTAATTTGATACACTTGGGGTAGGGGGTATAGCAGAATCATCCACAGGGAAATTCTTAATCAGTAAAAATCCGGTGTCTGTTCCTGATTTTACAAATTGATGTAATATTCGAGTGATGTAGTGTGGAATATTATGTGAAGCATGTTTACATTCACTACAAAATAGATTGGGATATTCAGATGGACTTGTAGTGATTTGGTTGACTAGCGTTTTAAAAATTTCAATGTCTCCTGGGGTCAATTCTACAATATGAGGTGATTTGGTCATTATTATAATAGTAATAATATTATAATAATGTTATTATTAGGTTTTTAGTATTATTTTATATTTTAGTACACAAACAATTCACATTATTATATGTACTTTTATATTCATTAATTCCTGGTTTAATATTAGTAGGA